ACAAACTAACTAGGGGACAAAATGCCAACGACAATCATCACTGGTCGCGATTTAGTCGTGACCATTGCATCAGTTAACTACGACGCACAAGCGACCAGCGCAGTACTTGCGAACAGCCCAACCGTCGAGACATACCAAACACTTGACGGCAAGGCTTACAAGCACATTGACGACCAGTGGACATTTGACATGACAATGCTCGCAGACTGGGGCGTCGCCTCATCACTATGCGAGTCATTGTGGACAGCCTGCGAAACAGCACCAAACACAACGCTGGCAGTCTCATTGACAGCTGCAACGGGTGCGGTTTACACATTCAACGTCATGCCAGTATTTCCAAGTGTCGGCGGTGCTGCACCAGATGCACAGACCGTTGATCTATCATTTATTGTGGTAGGAACACCTACTGAAACCTTCAGTTAAAAACTAACAATCGGGAGACACAATGAAGTTACCAATCACAATTGAATACAACAACGGCGATCAGATTACTTACACAGCTGCACCGCCTGAGTGGGTCAAATGGGAAAAGCACACAGGTCACACAATTGCACAGGCACAGGAAAAGATCGGCATTTCTGATCTTGTATTTCTTGCCTATCACGCCATGAAGCGTGAAGCAGCTGGTAAGCCTGTAAAGCCAATGGACATTTGGACAGAGACAATTGCCGAGGTAATCGTAGGTGAGGCAAACCCAAAAGTTACGCCGTCGGAAGCCTTAGCAGAATAGTTTGGGAGGTAGCTCTAGCAACAGGGCTACCACCAAACGTTTTTGAGACAGCCGAGGACATACTTACGGTTTTAGAGATTTTGGAGAAGCGTGCAAATGGCTAAGGAAGCAATCAGTTATGACAAGGCTGAATTGCGTGCCATTACTCGATCATTTAAGGCAATGGACGACGAGGCATTGTCACAAGCAAAAGAAGCTACGTCAAAATTGGCTACTTATGTGCAGGGCAAAATCAAAGATGCTGCAAGCACAAAAACACGCAACCGTATTGACAACCGTGTTGCTGACGGCTCAAAGGTATCTAAGTCATCAAAGATCGGTGAGATTAGTTTTGGTTTTGCTGGACAAAAGTTAAGCGGCGGTGCAACAACTCAGCAGATTTGGGGCGGCGTCGAGTTTGGCTCAAATAAATACAAGCAATTTCCAGTGTGGTCAGGTCGTGAGGGTCGAGGCTCGCGCGGTTGGTTTATTTACCCAACATTGCGTGCGGTGCAACCTGAGATCGTTAAGCAATGGGAACAATCATTTTCTAAGATAGTTAAGGAGTACAACTAATGGCTGGCAGTCGTACCCTCAAGCTTTCCATACTTGGCGACGTTGACAATCTCAACAAATCGCTGAAAACCGCCACAAAGGACGTTGAAACTTTTGGCGACAAAATGGGCAAGATCGGCAAGGTTGTCGGTGCAGCGTTTGCAGCTGCCGCAGCTGCCGCTGGTGCTTACGCAATCAAAATCGGCGTTGAAGGCGTCAAAGCCGCGATCGAGGACGAGAAGGCACAAACACAGCTGGCACTTGCCTTAGAAAACGCCACAGGGGCTACAAAGGCACAAATTGCGGCAACCGAGCAATCAATCCTGCAAATGTCACTGGCAACTGGTGTGGCAGATGATGAGCTGCGACCAGCACTAGGTCGTTTGGTCAGATCAACAGGCGACACAGAAAAGGCACAGCAATTACTTGCACAAGCCTTAGACATTTCAGCTGCAACAGGCAAACCGCTGGAAACGGTTGCAGCCGCGTTAAGCAAAGGTTTTGACGGCAATACAGCAGCACTTGGCAAATTAGGCATTGGCTTATCTGCTGCCGAATTGAAAACAATGTCATTTACCCAGGTGCAGGACAAGCTCACAGAATTGTTTGGTGGCGCAGCTGCAAAAAACGCTGATACCTACGCAGGTCGCATTGCTCGTATGCAGGTTGCATTTAGCGAAGCCAAAGAGACAATTGGTTTTGCCTTATTGCCAATCCTTGAAAAACTTATGGGTTTTATTAACAACAATGCCTTGCCAATTATTAACGCATTTAGCGGTGCATTTAGCCTCAATGGCAATGGTCTTGGCGGTGTAATCACAACACTTGGCAATGTTATTGTTAACACATTTACGCCAATTGTTAACGGCATGATCAAAGCGTTTGGCTATGTCAAAGATGCAATTGGTGACAATGCAGATACTTTTAGACAATTTGGCGCACTAATTGCAACCTATGTTGCACCAGTTATCGGAACAGTTTTGGGCGGTGCTTTACAGGTTGCAGGCAAAATCGCAGGCGGCGTCATTGACGTTATTGCAGGCGTGGTCAAGGTACTTAACGGCTTGATCTCAGGTGCGGTTGCAGGTATTAATGCTTTGATTTCTGCCTATAACGCAATACCGTTTTTACCAAACGTCAGCAAAATCAGCACGCCAACAGTCAGCGTGCCTACAATTAAAACGCCAACAGTGCCAACAACCACAACAACAATACCTACAATTTCAACACCAAGTGCAACAGGCACAACAGGCGGCGGCAGTGTGGGTGGCGTGACAAAGGCTGCCAGCGTCGCAGCTAGTGCAGCAACAGCTAGTGCAAGCATCAAAAATTTCAACGTAGGCAGTTTTAGAAAAGCCGAAGCCGAAAGCATGGGCACAACAATTAACCTGACAGTCACAGGCGCATTTGACAAAGAAGGCACAGCACGCACAATTGTTGACACATTAAACAACAGCTTCTATCGCGGCACAGGCGGCGCATCTAACCTGCAACTTGCATGACGCAGTGGTCGCCAGTTTGGCTGGTAGAGATAGACGGCGTTTCATACACAGACGCTGTTTTGGCTAACCTCACAATCAGATCAGGTCGCACAAACATTTATGAGCAGGCACAGGCAGGATACGTCAATTTGCAGCTGCTAGACGTCAATCAGGCGACCATACCTGTCAGCATCAACAGCAGCATTTCAGTGCAGGTTCAGGACACATCAAGCTCATACGTCCCGATCTTTGGTGGCACGGTTGTTGACATTGCCGTCGAGGTGCGCGACGTAGGCAGCACAATGTTTACCCAGACATACAGCATCACAGCACTTGGGGCGTTGTCTCGTTTGCCAAAGGCGTTGACAAATGGTGTGTTATCTAAGGACTTTGACGGAGATCAAATTTGGGAGATTTTGTCAGACCTGTTGCTTAACACTTGGGCAGAAGTACCAGCAGCTTTGACATGGGCAACCTATGAACCAACAACAACATGGGCAACGGCTGAAAATGTTGGTTTGGGCGAGATCGACCGCCCAGGTGATTATGAGCTTGCAGCACGATCTAGTGACCGCATAGACGTTTATTCTTTGGTATCAAAACTAGCAACGTCAGGTCTTGGCTACATTTATGAGGACGCGCAAGGTCGTATTTCATACGCTGATGCAACACACCGCAGCCAATACTTGTCCAACAATGGCTATGTGCAACTCACGGCAAATCAAGCACGCGCAGCTGGGCTACGCATTGAAACCAGAGCAGGCGACGTACGCAACAACGTCACAATTCAATACGGCGCAACTAGCAGCGCAGAGGTAAGTGCGAGCGACGCTGACTCAATTTTGCAATACGGCACTTTGTCTCAAATTATTTCAACAACCTTGCACGACTCAGCTGATGCAACTCAACAAGCCAATTTTTACCTTGCATTACGCAAAACACCTAAGGCAATCTTTAGTGAGATCACATACGACCTGACAAACCCAGAGCTAGACAACAGCGACCGTGACAACCTTATTGGCGTATTTATGGGTGAGGCAGTGGCGATCAATGACCTGCCAGCAAACATGGGCGGCATCTTTCAGGGCTTTGTTGAGGGCTGGTCATTTCAGGCGTCATACAACCAGCTGTCAATCTCACTGAACATTTCACCAGTGGCTTACTCATTGCAGGCATTGCAATGGGACGAAATCTCAAACACATTTACTTGGTCGGGCGTGTCGCCAACGCTTGACTGGGCACGTGCGACAATTGTGACCTGATAAGGAGAAAACATGGCAAACCCAACAACAAATTTTGGCTGGCAAATGCCCACATCAAGTGATTTGGTCACGGATTTACCTGCTGACTTTGAGGTTTTTGGTCA